CCTTAAAGCGCCTGATGGACGATATTAAAAGCAGCCTGATTGGATACGGTCGTCGTGTACAAGGTTGACCGCTTATCACGCTTCTTAGCTGATTTTGCCAAGCTGATCGAACTATTTGATGAGCATAATGTGTCCTTTGTCTCTGTCACCCAGCAATTCAATATCACCACATCCATGGGGCGGTTAACACTCAATATCCTGCTGAGTTTTGCCCAGTTTGAGCGTGAAGTTATTGGCGAACGTATCCGCGATAAATTGGCTGCTTCCAAGCGCAAAGGCATGTGGATGAGCGGTGTTACACTCATGAGCTATGCAGTGAAAAATCATGAGCTTGTGATTGAACCTGAAGAAGCCGATGGCATCCGCAAGATATTTGACCTGTTTTTGATGACCAAATCTCCCACCGAAATGGCCAAGATGCTGCCACGCATGGGTGTTCTCAGCAAGCGGCACGTGACAAAGAATGGCCGCGTTATCGGTGGCAAAGCACTGGACAAAGACGGCCTCTATAAAATCCTGCAAAACCCCATCTATATCGGCAAGATCAAGCGTAAGGATCAGATCTACGAGGGCCGCCACCAAGCCATTATTGATATGAATACGTGGAATAAAGTCCGCGCCATCATGAAAGAGAACGCCATCAACCGAGGTGCAATCACCCGAAAGAAAACCAAGGCCATCTTGATGGGCCTTTTGAAATGCAGTGAATGTAAGTGTTCTTTGGTGCCAAGCCACACCCGCAAAAAAGGCGGCAGGTTATATCGCTATTACACCTGTGAGCATTACCGCAAATGCATTAACCCGAATTGCAAAATCCGCAATGTCAGCGCCAGTGAAATGGAAGCCCTGATCCTTACGCAACTGCAAGCCGTCTTTGCCTCGCCGGAAATGATCGTGGAGACATGGCGCGAGGCATGCAAGGAAGACAACAGCGTAACTGAAACCGAAGTCAGGGACGCACTTGGCAATATCGTCCCAATCTGGAAGGAGCTTTTTCCGGCAGAGCAACAGCGCATCCTTGAGCTGATGATTGAGAAAGTCATCGCCAATTATGAATATGTGGATGCGTGTATCCGCGCTGATGGCATGCTCAGCCTCGCCCGGAAATTAGACGAGCAGGAAAAGCGCTTGCAGGGCATTTCAACCAAACAATTGGAGGAGCAAGCGCGGATACACGCATAAGAATGATGGAAGGAAATGTGATCTCGGTTCTGGTGCCGATCAAGATCAAACACTATGGCGGCAAAAAACTGATCTTACTGCCCAAAGATGCTCAGATGACTGCGCCTCAAGAAGCCCCTAAACCGAATGAGACACTCGTAAAAGCCTTGGCCAAAGCCTATTACTGGCAAAATCTGATTGATACAGGGCGCTACAAGTCGATTGATGACATGTCCCGTCAACGCAAAATCAACTCCTCCTATATGTCGCGGATATTGTGCCTGAACCAACTAGCTCCGCAGATTAAGAAAGCCATTTTTGATGGGACGCAGCCTCGTCAATTGAGTCTGCAGGACATGCAGACCACATTTCCTGATATTTGGGATGAGCAGTTAAAGCATTTCGGATTTGCCTGATCCTGCTCCGGTGAAATTTCACCGAGCACCATGAAATTTTTTTCAAAAAAATTCGCCTCCACCAAAGACCCGCAAGTCGGGGCTTTTTTTCGTTTTTGCACCTGTTTGAACGGCCCGTCCCATCGGGCCTCTAGTGAGTTTTCGCCAGTTCCAGTTGACCCGCATGCATGGCGGCTAACCGCAACTGGAGATGAAAATCATGGGCAAAAACAACTATGAAGGGATCCATCCTTATGTCGTAAACCAAGTCCGTTATCACGCACGCAGCCTGATGCGGCACTCTGCCATTCATGACGTTGAAATCGAGGACCTCGAGCAAGAGCTGATGCTGGATTATCTATCCCGCAAGCAGGCTTATGATCCCGAGAAAGCAAAATGGTCGACCTTTGTTGACCGCATTCTCAACCACAAATGTGCAAGCCTAATTGAAGCGGCCCGTGCACAAAAACGCGGTCAGGCATCAGTGACTTTTCACTCGATGCATGGCTTGAGGATAATGACGACGAGAACAATGCCTTGCATCTGGTGTTGCTGCTGGTCGATCTGCGGACGCTTTCCATCAGTGAAATCTCCCGCAAGACCAAAACTTCACGTTCAACCCTCTACGGAACGCTGCCCGAACTGCGCGGATCGCTAAAGGAGTGTGGCTTTGCGGAATATCTGCATTGAGCCTCCGACAGTTTTTGAGCCATCTCGACAAGTAACTCCTTGAAGACAAGAAAACATGCCGGGTTCTCGCGGAAATACAAGACCACAACAGGAAATATCGCGACCGCTTTGCTCTTTGAGCGGCGTCAGAACCCGGCAGCCGAAACGACATGACCAAAGAGCGTTTTTTAACCCACGAAATCAAGGAGGTTCTATGTATAAACCGACATTACAAAAGCTGATTAAAGACAGCTACTACGCCAAATATGTTCCGGCATTTATTCAAATCCCGGAGCTTGGTGCTATAGAAGAAGATACAAACAAGCCCATCCATGAAGCCACTTTGGATGATCTGGCTTTTGCCGCACAGGCGCTTTGAACAAAGAACAAAGTGCCATTTACAAGCGCCTGTCTGCCATCCGTGAGCTGTATTCTGAAGCGTGTGCCCAAGGGGGCGCATTAGAAGCAGAAAACATTGTGAACGCACTCTCCCGTAAAGGAGGTGCCCAACGACATTTCCCATCATCTCCGCCGATGAACGCTTAAAAGAAACCAAGGGCATCAAGGGATGTATCTTCGGTAAAAGCGGTGTTGGCAAAACCTCACTGCTCTGGACGCTTCCCGTTGAAAAGACGCTGTTCTTTGATCTGGAGGCTGGCGATCTGGCCATTGAAGGCTGGCAAGGCGACACCATCCGTCCACGCATATGGCAGGATTGCCGTGATATTGCTGTCTTTATAGGTGGCCACAATCCCGCCTTGCGTGATGAGCAACCATACAGCCAAGCGCATTATGATGCCGTAATCGCCAAATACGGTGATGCCGAAGCGCTCGATAAATACGACACGATCTTTATCGATAGCATCACGGTTGCCGGGCGCTTGTGTTTCAACTGGTGTAAGGGCCGGCCACAGACATTTTCTGAAAAAACAGGAAAGTCTGATACACGCAGCGCTTATGGCTTGCATGGGCAGGAAATGATCGTGTGGCTGACGCATCTTCAGTACACACGTGGCAAGAATATCTGGTTTGTCGGCATCTTGGACGAAAAGATCGACGACTTTAATCACCGTTTCTTCCAGCCACAGATTGAAGGCAGCAAGACCGCGCTAGAGCTGCTCGGCATTGTCGATCAGGTCATCACCATGACCGAGATCACCAGCCCGGAAGGAAAGCCATTACGCGCCTTTATCTGCCACACCATCAATGATTCCGGATACCCCGCCAAGGATCGTTACGGTCGTCTTGATCTGATGGAAGAACCACATCTTGGTCGCCTCATGCAGAAGATTGCTGGCAAAGTCAACCCCGCTGCCGAACGTTTCACATTCTCGATTGAACAGAACGCGCCTGCCAGCAGCACACTCGATCCCCAACGCAACAACGAAACACAAGGAGGTCAAGAATGAGTTGGAACGATTTTAATAGTGCAGAGGGCCAAAACGGATTTGATGTCATTCCCAAAGGAACGCTGGCAAAGGTACGTATGACCATTAAACCCGGCGGTCATGATGATGCTTCACAAGGCTGGACGAGCGGCTGGGCCACGCGCAGCAATACCACTGGTGCCGTCTATTTGAACTGCGAGTTTGTGGTGCTGGAAGGCAAATATGCTCGCCGCAAAATCTGGAGCCTGATTGGCCTTTACAGCTCGAAAGGACCGGACTGGGCCAATATCGGTTGCGCCTTTATCAAAGGGATTTTGAACTCTTTTCGCGGTGTTTCCAACAAAGACAATTTGCCCGCGGCCAAGAATGCCAGCCGTATCAATGGTCTTGGTGATCTGGATGGTGTCGAATTCACAGCCCGCATCGATATTGAGAAAGACCAGAATGGTGACGACAAGAACGTCATCAAACTGGCCATCACGCCAGATCATAAAGAATACGCCTCTCTTATGGGTGCTGTATCGGGTGTCGCTTCGGTTCCGCATTCCGGTGGTGATCAGTCTGCTTCTGCGAGTTCTGCCAGCAACCTGCCGTCATGGGCGCAATGATAAGGGGGTGGCATGTTACTCAGACCAAGACAAAAGGAGCTCATCTCCAAGACAGTTGATGCGCTTTGTACCCACGGCAATACGCTGGCCGTCGCGCCGACAGGTGCAGGCAAGACGATCATGCTTTCAGCAGTACTGTGGCGTATGTTTGACCGTGATATTGAACGGGCTTACGTGCTTGCTCATCGTGATGAGCTGATCTTTCAGAATGAGGCCAAGTTCAAGCGGGTTAATCCATCGCTTTCAACCAGTATTTTCAATGCTAATGAAAAAAGCTGGGACGGCCAAGTGGCCTTTGCGATGATGCAGACCCTCTCACGAGAAAGTAATCTGCAATCACTGCCGCCATTGGATGCGTTGGTGATTGATGAAGCCCATCACGCCCAGACGGACAGCTACATGCGGGTGATTGAGCACGCACAAAGCATCAATCCCAATATGAAACTGCTCGGCATGACTGCCGCACCAAACCGTGGTGATAAAAAAGGTCTACGCCAGATCTTCTCTAATGTGTCGGATCAGATCACGGTTAAAGAACTGATTGCCTCTGGTCACCTTGTGTCGCCACGCACCTTTGTCATGAATGTCGACGTTCAGGAAGAGCTGAGCAAAGTTCGCAAAATCGCCCTTGATTATGATATGGGCGCGGTTGCTGACATCATGAACACACCAGCCCGATCAATGACGCGGTGGTTCAGCATTGGAAAGAAAAAGCCGGAGACCGTCAAACCGTTGTGCTCTGCTCTACGGTTGAGCATGCGCGGGAATGTAATGGCCAGCTTTATCAGCGCTGACATCGCCACAGGCATGATCTGGGGTGATATGAGCGAAACAGATCGCTCCGACACGTTAGCGGCCTATGGCAAAGACGATCTGCAAGTCATCGTCAATGTTGCGGTACTGACCGAAGGCTGGGACCACCAGCCAACCTCATGCATCGTTTTACTTCGCCCAAGCTCCTATAAATCCACCATGATTCAGATGATCGGACGCGGCTTGCGGGCCGGTCGATCCTGCTGAGTTCTACGGCATCATCAAAAAAGACTGCGTTGTGTTGGATTTTGGCACATCAACCCTGATGCATGGCTCGCTGGAGCAAGAAGTCCAGCTGGATGACCAGTTTATCGAGGGTGACGCCCCTTATAAAGATTGCCCGGAATGCGGTGCAGACGTGCCGCTGGCCAGCAAAGAATGTCCACTATGTGGCTATGTGTAGAAAGGACGGCCGGAGGCTGATACCATGCAGACCGCTGATTTCCACATGACAGAGATCGACATTCTCAAACGCTTCAGCTTCCTTTGGTGCGATCTACGCGGTAATGACCGCTATTTCATTGCAACCGGCTTTGAAGTTTGGGGAGGTGTCTTCTACCGCGATGGTGAATGGTACCGTCGCTGGTAGATGCAAAAACCACCAGGTACAGCTCTTGGCTGCGGGTGAGCGCATTGTTTGTTTTGCCGCTGCCGATGACTGGATCAATCTGTTTGAAACCGAGAACTGGTTGCATCAGCCTGCCACGGAAAAACAGCTACGCCATCTCCCTCCTGAACATCGCAATGATTACAGCCTGACCCGCTACAAGGCATCGGCGCTGATGACCATGCGTTTCAACAACACGACCATCCGTCAGGTCATTGAAAACGGGAGGGTCGCGGCATGATTGATCCAACCGATTTTGAACGTGATTGCATGGCCAAGGCCCTGCGCCCGCTTGGAGAATATGTCGCTGAGATTGGCACTGGACAAAGCCTTCCAAGATTTAACCCGCGAGCAAGTCCTGACGCTGATCGAAGTCGTCGTGACGACCTACATGGACGAGCTTTACAAAGGCTCGTGAGAGATTCCATTTTAGATGCTTGATTTCAACCACAGGCTCAGTTTTGCCGAGCGTGTGTCTGAACTGATTGATCAGGCACTCTGTGAGGAGCACAAAGCCCAGCCAAAACGAGATTATCTGGGGGCTTCCCGCCCCGGGGAAAACTACAGCCGTAAATTACAGTACGAATATACCAACACACCAAAAGACGAAGGCTTTTTCGGGCAGACTTTGCGGATATTTGCCGCTGGCCATGTGTCTGAAGATCTTGCCATTCGATGGCTTCGTCTTGCCGGGTTTGAACTTTTTACCGAAAAACTCAATGGTCACCAGTTCGGATTTTCCGTTGCTGGTGGACGTATCCGTGGCCATGTGGACGGCATTATCAATAGCGCTCCAGAAGCGCTTGGAATGACATTCCCTATGCTTTTGGAGTGCGAGTCGCTCAATGCCAAATCATGGAAAGACACGGTCAAAAAAGGCGTTGCTAAGTCCAAACCCGTCTATGCCGCACAAATGGCGACCTACCAAGCCTATATGGAAGGCAGTGTGCCTGGTATCAGCAAAAATCCGGCGCTTTTCACCGCCATCAATAAAAATACGGCAGAGCTTTATTTTGAGCTTGTACCCTTTAATGCCAGCCTTGCCCAGAAGGTCAGTGATCGCGCCGTCACCATTCTAAAGGCATCCGAGGCAGGTGAATTGCTGCCGCGCATCACCAATGATATTGAACATTTTGAATGTCGCTTTTGCGCCTATCGCAACCGTTGTTGGGAGGTGCCTGCATGACAGCAAGCTGGTCCGACTTCAACAATGCGCCAAGCCAATACCAGGAATTCAAGGAAGCCACTGTTCATACTGACGACATCCGCCAGCAGCTTCTCGGGCGGCTGGATCAGGCCTTGTTCTATCTGCTGCCTGCTGGCCGTATCAAACGCGATGTCTTTGAGGTTGACGATATTCAAGGTAATAAGGACGGCAGCCTCAAAATTGAGCTGAATAGCGACAAAGTCGGTATGTGGCATGACTTTGCCACTGGTGAAGGTGGCGACATCTTTGATCTCTGGGCAGTCTGCCACAATTTGGATACCAGACATCAATTCCCACAAGTGGTCAGTTCAGCCAGTGAATGGCTGGGGCTTTCTGCGCCTGTGCCAACGCCCATTCCGCAAAGCAAACCTGCCAAGCATATCCACGAAGATGACCTTGGGCCGCATACGACCAAATGGGATTATTTGGATAGCGATGGCAAGCTGATCGCCCGTGTCTATCGCTATGACATCGCCGATGACAAGGAATTCAGGACGTGAGATGTGCTGGCGAGAAAGCCGTCGAAGCGCTAATTACCCATGGCATCACAGCCACAACGACCATGAATGGCGCAAAAGTCCCGCCGGAGAAAATCGACCGGTCACCGCTTAAAGGTAAGCATCTCCTGTTCTGGTCCGATCATGATGAGGCAGGTCGCGCTTATGCCGAAGCTGTGAGAACCTGTCTTGCCTCGCAAGGGATTGCGGCATCACTCACCATCTTGGATGTGCCACAGAATAAGCCTGAGAAATGAGATGCGGCAGATGCCGTTGCTGAAGGCTTGGATGTTCGTGCCTTTATTGCCGACTGCACCAAAACAGAACAAGTCACTGTCACCGCTGTGCCAGCTTTCACGATTGGACATTTTTTGGATAACACATCCCCCATGCCGGAGGATTTAATCCTGCCGTGTGTTTTGACACCGGACTGGCTGATGGTCTTTGGGGGTGCGCCCAAAGACGGCAAGAGTGATTTTCTGCTCTCACTGCTCGCTCATATGGCTGCAGGCGTTTCTTTTCTTGGGATGAAGCCTCTGCGCTCGCTCCGAATATTCTATCTGCAGGCAGAGATCGGCTATCACTATTCACGTGAACTGCCTGCAAAACATGGCGTTTGATGCAAATCTGCTGCCGCTGGTTCGAAAGAATCTGGTCATCACACCGCAATTCAAGATGCTGCTCAACGAGCATGGTGTGGCCGTCGCTTGTGAGACTATTCGCAGCCATTTCCCTGATCTTGGTGTCGATATTATCGTCGTTGATCCGCTTCGCAACGTGTTTGATGGCGGCGAAGGTGATGCGGGCGAAAATGACAATGCCGCCATGCTGTTTTTTCTGCAGCAGCGGCTGGATGCTCTGCGCGACGCGGTCAATTCCGGTGCCGGGATCATTCTTGTCCACCACACGCGCAAAATTCAAAAGAAACAACTAGAAGAAGATCCGTTGCAGGCACTCTTCGGTGCAGGCAGTTTGCGGGGCTATTACACCACTGACCTGATCATGTTTCAGTCGGATGAAAACCAGTCCTATCGCCAGTTGATCTTTGGACTGCGGAACGGCCCACGCCTGCGCTCCAAAGTGATCGATAAGATCGATGTGGCTTGGCATGAAATGGAATACAGCTTTGGCCGTCTGGTCAATCGTGACTATGGCCAGAAGTTGGATGCAGAACGTCGTCGCAAGCGCGATGTGATATTGGAAATCATCTATGAGGAAGCCCGCGTTGGTTGTGTCTACACCATGAACCAATTTTGTCAGGCATTTGAGAATCGCGCTGGGCTTGGCGGTAAAGACACCATTCGTGGACGCTTGGATGTGCTCTCCACCAAGGGCTACGCCAAGTTCTTCAGGGGTGCTGACACTTACGGCCTAAACAGTCCCTCCCGCACCAAATACGGTTTTCTGTGTGTCGAAGATATGCATCTAGGCACTGACGAAGAGATGGTCGTCCACATACCGGTGAAGTCTCTGCCAAGCTCCAAGCGGTCTATCCAACCCATTACAAATGTCGCCAAACGGCGACTGTCCTGCCTGTCGAGAACCTTCGTGTGTGGATTTATGACGAGGAGGATCAGGCATGACAAACCACCCCTCCAAGCAGCCCCGAAAAACCATTCATATCAACGATTTCATGTCAGTTTCTGGCAAGATTCCAGTTTTGGTCATCCAGTTTCGTTCCAAACTACCAAAACTGGCGGGAAAGTCTTTTATTTCAAGGCTTAGCCAGTTTGGAAGTGTTTAGGAAAAAGACTCCCTCTCCCTACGGGAGAGAGTGCCTCTATGAGGGCAATTCTACCCGGTCGAGGGTTTTGTGGGTGCTCATTTCATCTTTCCCAACAACCAAACAGAAGGTCTCCATGGAAAAATCCAGTCCCAAGTCAGTCGTTAAGGATTCCTTGACAACCCCAGTTTGTCTGAATTTCCGACAAACTGAAAACAGCCGACCTATTTTGCTCAGTCTTGATCTTGGTACAGCCACCGGATGGGCGCTATCCAACAAACACGGACGCATCATGAGCGGTACGGCGCATTTTCGCCATCGGCGTTTTGAGGGTGGCGGCATGCGTTACTTGCGCTTTGAACGTTGGCTCAATGAGGCACGTGATGTCTCCGGTGGGATTAATACTATCTATTTCGAGGAAAGTCCGCAGATATCTTGGTGTGGGCGCAGCGCATGCCTATGGCGGTTTTTTGGTATCGCTGACTGTATGGTGTGAGGAGCACGCCATTCCCCACGAAGGTGCTCCGGTCGGCACGATCAAGAAATTCATCACAGGCAAAGGCAATGCGGGAAAGGCTGCTGTTATTGCTGCGGTCAAAGCCCTTGGCCGCCAACCCGAAGATGACAACGAAGCGAATACTCTCGCACTCCTGCATTTTGCCCGTGAGCAAATGATCGGAGACCAGTCATGAGATACGCAAATCGACTTCTGGAGCAAGCCACTCGGACATTGACAGAACGTGGTGAAAGCCACGGCTCTGTTCAAGCTTTGTTCGAAAATGTCGCTAAACGCTGGTCACTCACACTCGGTGTCAACGTGAGCGCGGATCAGGTTGTGCTCTGTCTGCTCGATCTCAAATTGGCACGACTTAACAGCAATCCCAGCCATCAAGACAGCATTCTCGATATTGCCTGGTATGCCGTAGTTTTAAACGAAATCATCAATAACAACGGAGGTGCTTATGGAGCATAACTGGACAAAAAAAGACGTAGCTGATCAATTTGAAGAAGCAATCTCAACGCTGAAGAAACTTCCACCTGTGAGGGTGCAAGGCTATTTTAATACATGGCCTGAGATTGTCCGCGCACCCAAAGAGATTGCGACAGGTGAGCCGATGTCATTGTGCTTGCGTGCAACGCCTGATGCCATCTCGCGCATGGAACAAACGCTGTGCTGAATCACATGGGTGGAGGTTGAAGAGCGTCGGTTGATCTGGCACCGGGCCGCTTGCAGACGCTGGAAAACAATTTGCTGGGAGCTGGGCTGTGATCGCAGCACAGCATGGCGTAAATGAAATATTACACTGGCAAAGATTGCTGCTCGCTTGAACGCAGGACAGAAATAAAGTGTTGCAACACTTTAGTATTCGACACTTGCAACATTTTTAGCTATTTTTTGACTATTATTAGAACCATAACCGGCAGCAGTGTAGGTACTGACCGCCGTCAAAAATTCAAACGAGCCGCTGTTCTTTGACTACGCCTTTTTCTTGCCCCACACACCGCTCATTTCTCCATATTCTTCCAAATAATTCTGCCACGGGTCCTTCCTGCGGCTGAAACGTATGCGGACGGGATGGGCGCAGTATTTCGCTAGCGCCAGGGCAGTAAAAAAGGTTTGCAGTTCGCGCCAGGGTTCGCACGTCAACAACATATAAAAGGTTTGAAAATGGATTTGAATGTTCAGCAAACAGAGCTGGAGTAGCTGGGTTCCCTATGTCCGCAATACCCGCGCACATAGCGAGTCACAGGTCGCTCAGATTGCTGGATCGATTGCTGAATTTGGTTTCATAACCCCTGTGCTGGTTGGCGGTGACAATGTCATCATTGCAGGGCATGGGCATGTGATGGCCGCCAAAAAACTCGGCCTCAAAGTCGTTTCCACCATTAAGCTCGATCATTTAACGGAAAACCAGCGCCGCGCCTTGGTAATCGCCGAGAATGCAGGATGGGACGAAGAATTGCTGCGTCTTGAATTACAAAATCTTATAAATGAGGATTTTGATCTTGATCTGCTGGGCTTTGACGATGTGGAGTTGAATGATTTGTTGTCGTCGCTGGATGATGACGAAGCAGCCGCACTTGATGAAAACATTCCAGATGTACAGGAAAACCCTGTCAGCCGAACCGGCGATGTCTGGATTGTTGGTGAGCACCGTTTGCTCTGCGGCGACTCCACAAGCGAAGCCGATATGTAAAAATTGATGGCTGGTGAGCTGGCTGATATGATCTTCACCGATCCGCCATACAATGTAAATTACGGCGATACTGCCAAAGATAAGTTACGCTCAAAAGGCGGAGCCAAAGCTGGTCGCAAGATTATGAACGATAATCTGGGTGATGACTTTGAAGGCTTTTTAACCGCTGCATGTAAGAATATGTTCGATCACACCAAGGGCGCTCTCTATACATCTGCATGAGCTCGAGTGAACTGAACACACTGCAAAGCGCCTTTCGCAAGGCTGGTGGGAAATGGTCGATCTTTATTATCTGGGCCAAAAATACCTTTGCGCTGGGCCGCTCTGATTATCAGCGCCAATATGAACCCTTTCTTTATGGCTGGAAAGAAGGCAATGACCGCTACTGGTGCGGTGCGCGTGATCAGGTGGATGTCTGGTTTTACAACAAACCGCAGAAGAATGACCTGCATCCAACTATGAAGCCGGTTGATCTGGTCGTGTGAGGAATTAAAAACTTCAGCAAGACGCTGGATATCGTGCTTGATCCATTTGGTGGTTCTAGCTCGACGCTGATTGCCGCAGAACATACCGGAAGGCAGACGCGGTTGATTTGACTCGATCCAAAATATGTGAATGTGATTGTGCGGCGTTGGCAGGAAATGACGTGGCCCCAAGCAAAACTGGCTGACACCGATCAGGAATTTAAGGCTGTCGAAAAAGATCGCTTAGCAAAACAGGAGGAAAAAGACGATTAGAAAATTACTCTTCTGAAACTGTGATATCTTTTTGCGGAACTTCCTTTACGGTAATAAAACCTTCTTTGCGCAGCTCTTCAACGGTTGTTTTAGCAACGCTTACTGTAAGATCAGAAAATGAAACATAAGCATTGCCGCCACTAAAACCTTCTGTCATCCAAATGGTTTCTCTATTTTTTGTATTTTTGAGGTGAACGCCAACATTCATGCCGGATTTACTGACACTATAGCCGTCACTTGTATAATCGGGTGTTGTGTATGTGTTGACGGTAGCGTAAGTTACCGTATCCAGAGACATAGCTTGTAGACGTTCTCGGATGATATGTTGAAGGAATGTATGTTTCCGATACATCGCGGCCATCTGCACTGACGATTAAAAGAGTGTCTGCGCCTTTACTTTTTGCAATTTTATGAATGTCTTTGTCTGAGTAATCTCTAGTTGGAGGGAAAATATCTAATCCACGTAAGACTTAAACATCATATTTAACAAGGGATTCTTCCAAGATATTTTCAAGAGCTTTTTGCTCATCAATTGGCGTACTAAAGCCCATAACAACCATCTTTTTGGTTTGGAAATTACCTTTGTAACTTGGATCAACAATTCCGCTCAGCCATGTGATAGCGTTTCAAGTCGTGAGCATTAACAAACAAAGTAAAATAGTAATTTTTTTCATTATAGGCACCTGATTAACGTCAAGAAATTAATAGCATATTTGCAATTTTAAATAAACAAAATAATTCTAAGGCAGTAAGGCCGAAGCCTCATTGCCTGTGGATGGCGAGTGATGCTTCGCGCAGAACTTTGGCATCACCGAGCAGCCGGTCAAGGTCAATAATGGAACCGATGGCCGCGTTGCGATTGCCATCATCCATGTAGCCGCATCCCTCTTTGGCGAGAGTGGCGGCTTTTTCCAGCATGTCGCGCATGGCGTTCATGTTGGCTTGAATGGTGTTATTGATGACAAGGTTTTGAGTGCTCATGATTGGGGCTCCTTCTTTGGTGTTGGTTTAAGGTAATAACGGCGGTCGGCATCCTGTTTTTCTGAGGTCAGCTCAAAGCCTTCCAGCTTTTTGATGACCCGGGACAGGACGCCGCGCACCGTATGTTTTTGCCAGCCGGTCAATTTCATCATCTCATCAATGCTTGCCCCTTCAGCGGCACTCAGCGTTTCGATGATCTGGGCTTGTTTGGTGGTCTTACTCATTATTTACCTCCTTGCGCGGCAGATTTTGTTGGCCTGCCTCATAGGCTGCCTCAAGCGTGGCCTTAATAGCCCACACCGCGCAGTCATGAAAATCGAGACTGTCGCTGTTGCGGGTCTCAATGGTTTCAAGGTGCAGCTCGTCTTTGGCGATCTGCGTGAATAATTGATCTTTTTGGGTTTGTTTTATGTGGTTTGTCATGTTCGCTCCTTTGCTTGTTGACGTGTTCATGAACGCTTGGAAATCAAGGATTATCAAGTCAATTCAAGGGATTATTCAAAGAATATGGGCGTATCGATTCGAGAATATGCAAGGCAGCGCGATGTCAGCGATACCGTCGTTAGAAAGACTCTGAAACAAGGTCGCATCACGGCAGAAGCTGACGTCACCATTGATGTTGAGCGGACCGACCGCGAATGGTCTGCCAATACCGCCAATCCGCAAACCAATCGGGTGCGCCTCAAGCAGTTAAAGGGTGAGCTAATCGACCGAAACGAGGCTATTGCTCATGTCTTTCGGCTGGCACGCCAGAAGCATGATGCGCGGCAAACATGGCCTGCAATGATTTCAGGCCAAATGACAGCAGAACTAGAGACCAATGCCCACCAATTACATGTGACGTTGGAGCGTTATGTTCGTGAACACTTGGAAGAACTTTGATGGATCAAAGCAAACTTCAAACAATAATGAATATGACGGCACTTTGTACGATGGATCGCAAACACTTGAACAGGCTTGGTTTGAAGGATTAAAGCCGGATGCGTTTATGACCATTTCTGAGTGGTCGGATGAGTATCGCTTTCTATCCCCGAAATCGGCGGCAGAATCCTGGTGCTGGCGCACAGAGCGCACGCCTTACTTGCGCCAGAAATCATGGATCAACTCTCGTCTCACAAACGAGCACAGCGGGTTGTGTTTATGAAAGGTGCCCAGATCGGCGGGACAGAGGCTGGTAATAACTGGATTGGTTACGTTGTTCATATGGCTCTCGGCCCGATGATGGCCGTGGCTCCAACTGTGAAAATGGCCAAACGTAACTCCAGGCAATGGATTGATCCGTTTTTGGAAGATTCAAAAGAATTAAAAGCGCGAGTAAAGCCTGCAAGCTCACGAGATTCCGGCAATATGGTTTTGTCAAAAGAGTTTCCGGACGGCGTGCTGGTGATGACGGGTGCTAACTCAGCGGTGGACTTACGCTCCATGCCTGCAAGATATCTGTTTATGGATGAAGTGGATGGCCGCCCCGGCGATGTTGAGGGCGAAGGCGATCCGATTTTGCTAGCAGAACGCCGAAGCACCACATTTTAGTGGCGACATAAGGTTTTTCTTGTGAGTATACCAACACTGAAAGGATTATCGCGCATTGCCCGGGAATTTGACAATTCAGACCAACACTACTTTCACGTTCCATGCCCCCATTGTGTGCATGAGCAACCGTTAAGATTTTCACAACTCCGGTGAGCTGAAGGCAGCCATTCGGATGTCACATATGAATGTGAATCTTGCGAGGAGTTGATCGCAGAGCATCACAAAACAGAGATGCTTGCCAAAGGTCAGTGGATTGCAACGGCCAAAGGGGATGGTCAAACAGTTGGTTATCATTTGTCCTCGCTTTACAGCCCGGTCGGCTGGTTTAGCTGGTCCGATGCAGCTTCCATGTTTGAGCAGGCCAAGAAACATCCGGAATTGATGAAAAGTTTCGTCAACATAGTGCTGGACGAGCCTTTTGAAGAAGAACATAAAGTGCCGGACTGGGAGCGGCTTTATGCGCGGCGGGAAACCTACGCGCAAGGCGTTGTGCCGAAAACAGACTTATTTTTAACCGCTGGCGTGGATGTTCAGAAAAATCGCCCTGAATGTGAAGTGGTTGCATGGGGTCGTGATAAGCAAAGCTGGTCGGTTGATTATGTTGTACTTGATGGCGATACCGCTCACCGTGATGTCTAGCAAAAGCTGGAAGATGTGCTGCGCCGGGACTGACCGCATGAAACCGGCCACACCATGCCTATCCGCGTGATGACTGTGGATTCTGGTTATGCCACGCAAAATGTTTATGCATGGGCCAAAAAGGCCATCCCCAAGCCGTTTGTGGCGCTGGTGGTGCCAGAGCCAGTCGATCACCGCACCGTGGTGGCGATCAAAGGTCAGGATCGGGATACGGCGTTGATTTTGAGTGTTTCAAAAGCCGATCTTGGTGGTCGCAGGCGCGGCCTTCGGATTTGGAATGTATCCGGTCAGGTGGCCAAGGTTGAACTTTATCGCTGGCTGAAACTGAACTGACCTTTGGAAGCTGAATTGAAAGATGGTGTGCCGTATCCGGCAGGAAGTTGTCACTTTCCTCAATATGCGGAAGAATATTTCAAGCAGCTGACGGCTGAGAAGCGGATCATCCTGGTGCATCGCGGCTATCCCCGCGCTGTGTGGGAGAAAGACCCAACCCGAAACAATGAGGCGTTGGATTGTCGAGTCTATGCTCGCGCCGCCGCCAGCATTTATGGGTTGGATCGGTTCTCCGAGCGCCATTGGCTACAGTTGGAAAAAGTCTTGGGCAAACCTGTGCCGATAGCACAGCCCCAAAGCCAACCAATAGGAACGAAAGAGCCAACCGCCTTGAACGAACGCCTGAAACAGCGTCCCGTTCAGATGGCAGATGATCCGTATTTGTAAGGAACCGCAATGACAGACTTTGCCATATTACAAAGCCGTCTTGGTGAAGCCGAGAGCACCTATCATTTACTGATGACAGGTAACAATGAAGTCTCGGTCAATATCGACGGTTATGGCGCGATCACATACCAAAATGCGGATGCACCAAAGCTGGAAATCAGACGCAAACAGGGAGGTTCCGGTCGTAAGGCAATTTATGTGGAGTTTTAAACATGACAAAAGCAATGGTCAGCCAGGTGCGCTGCATCATGGCTACCGCCTGCTGGGTCAGCCGATAGCGATTTAATCCCTGAACTTGATACCCTGGTGTCACGCTCACGCGACTTGGTTCGCAATCACGGTGTTGCTTCCGGCGTATTCCAAACCCTGACAGACAATGTCGTGGAAACCGGGCTGCACTTGGGCCGCTCAGCCTGATTACAAATCGCTGGGCAAAGATAAGGCATAAACGGATGAATGGTCACGCCATGTGGAATTCTTGTGGCGCAGTTGGTCCGAGATCACCGATTGTGATGCGGCTAAATCTTTAATCTTTGCCGGGCTGACATCACAGGTATTCAAATTTTCCATGTTCAATGGTGAAGCCTTGGCTTTGCCACTTTGGCTAAAAGAACGACGCTTTTCGACGGTACTGCAGCTTGTGGAGCCGGATCGCTTAAGCAATTCAGACGGCAAGCACGATTCAAAAACTCTGCGTAGCGGCATTGAGATTGATAGTTATGGCGCACCGAAAGCCTACTGGATCAGGAAAAATCATCTCGGTGGAAAAGCCATTTGGACGTCGCCGTGTGCTGCATATTGCTGATCTTGAGCGCAGCGGACAAAGCCGAGGCAAACCGCTTCTGACCAGCATCATACCATTGCTCAAGATGCTTGATCACTATGAACGCAGTGAGCTGCAGGCAGCTGTGGTCAACGCCATGATCGCAGCTTTCATCGAAACCCAGCTGGATAGTGAGACAATCGGCGAAATGTTTGGTGGCAGTGTGGATGATTACATCGCCGCCCGTAATGAATGGAAAGTGCGGCTGCAAGGCGGTGCCATTATTCCGGTGTTCCCCGGTGACAAGGTCTCACCCTTTACACCAAGCCGTCCCAATAGCGGCTATGGCCAATTCGTGAAAAATGTTCTGCAGCATATCGGAACGGGATTAAACATTCCGTTTGAATTGCTGATGAAGGATTTCTCCAAGACCAACTATTCAAGTGCGCGTGCAGCGCTCATGGAAACATGGCGCTTTTTCATGGGATGCGGGCAATGGCTTGCAACCTACTGGGCGCGCCCTGTTTACGAGCTTTGACTGGAAGAAGCGATTGGCAAAGGTTTGGTGATTGCTCCGAACTTTTACCAGAATCGCGTCTCATGGACGCGCTCCAAATGGATTGACCCCGGTCACGGCTGGATTGATCCAGCCAAGGAAGCCGAAGCCTCGCGCATACGCATGAAGAATGGCCTGTCCACTTTGGATGAAGAATATGCCTCGTAAGGTTTGGATTGGAAGGAAGTGCTGGAACAACGGGCGCGAGAGCAAGCCAAGATGCAAGAGCTCGGCTTAACAACACCGGCGATGGCCGCAACAAAACAACAGGATGATAAAGATGAGAGTATGGAATAAAGCTGCTGATGAACCGTGGGCGATCACATCATCGGCACTGACAACAATTCTGGATATCGCCGCAAGGCAAAATGCCTCGTCTGAAGCGGTGACAGCCAAGCTGTGGTGAGAACTGCATAACAGCCATCGCACAGAAATTCGAGATTCAATAGCGGTCCTGCCAGTGAGTGGTTGGGCCGCTTTTTCGTTATGCCAACCTGTTTACGCAGGTCAGCGGCGCTTCGTCTTACGAATTGCTGACGAAAGACTTCACGCTGGCACTTGAGAACCCGGATGTTAAGGTGATTGTCCTGAATATCGACTCTCCGGGTGGAGAAATGAATGGCTGCACGGAATTTACCGATATGATTTTTGAGACTCGCGGGATAAAACCGATCATTGCGTATGTCTTCGGGGATGCTGCGTCCGACGCGTACTGGGTTGCAGCGGCCACCGATGAAATCGTGGTCTCGAAAACCAGTGCCCTTGGTTTCATCGGTGTGATTGGCGTTTATCGCGGCAGCAAGGGTGAAGACGCGGTTGAAGTCGTTTCTTCACAAAGCCCTTATAAGCGACTTGATCCGGACTCTGATGATGGCCGCGCCCACTTGCAAAAGCGCATTGATGCCATGGCTGACGTATTTGTTGATGCGGTTGCCAAATATCGCGGTGTGGCTTCAAGCTATGTGTAAAACCATTACAGCAGTGGCGACGTGTTCATTGGGGACGCTGCTGTTCGCCAAGGTCTGGCCGACCGTATCGGCTCTTTTGAGAAACTCCTCAGTGAACTTAGCGGCAGTCTCGCTTTAGAACCTTCCCCGCATTCTATCAATCCAAATCAAAAGGAGAAAAGCATGGATGATATCCAAATCCTGCGGGAGGCTTATCCAGATTTGACGGCCAGTCTTGAGCAAGGCGCGGTCAGGCAAAGCGTCACAGCCGAACGCGAACGTGTTCAAGGCACCCTATCTCATGATGAGGCTAATGCCCGAACACTGCTGGCACAGCATCTGTCCTTTGAAACCGATATGGAGGTGGAAGTCGCTGTATCTGTTTTATCCAAAGCGCCGCTTGAAACACCCGCACGCGATGATGTGTCGGGTTTTAGTGAGGCCATGGCAGCGACACCCAACCCTGAAATCACCCCATCACCCGAGACCGATGATGACAGCGAGGAAGCTGTCGCCAAGCGTCTTGCAACTTACTAACGACAAGGAAAAATCGACATGAACGCATATTCTAATCACGCCGGAGGCTTTACCGATCAAGGTGGCTATACCACGGATAATCTGGTCGCTGGTGAGTTTCCTGTCGTCCAGTGGATTGAAACGATCACAGGTGGTGTGGAATACCCACGCGGCGCTGTGCTGGGTCTCATTACAGCATCCGGCCTTTACACCCTTAAGCGATGCCAGTGCGACGGACGGCTCACAAAAGTCTGCCGCCATTCTGGCAGAACCGATTGATACCACTTCCGGCGACGCTGAAACCGTTGTGTATCACTCCGGTAAATTTAACAGCAATGCTCTGACCTACGGGGCTGGACATGACGCGGCGAGCGTCTGGAACAGCCTTCGAAGTGATGGGCCGAACACAATTTTTTTACGCAAAAATCAGGAGGTTTAATCATGGTTGATATTTTTTTTCACATTTGTGCTGAATCGCACCGTTGAGCATCTGGAGCGACCAGCCTCCTTCTTGCTTGATACCTTCTTTGGCTCCATCCAAACGGAAGAGTCCGAAGAAATCCACCTTGACATTGATCAGTCCAAGCCGCGCCTTGCGCCGTTTGTTTCACCTTTAGTGGCTGGTCGTGTTGTGGCCAATGAAGGCTTTACGACCCAAAGCTTTAAGTCTGCCTATGTGAAGGACAAGCGTCGCTTTGATGCCAACAAGCAAAGAAATGCAGCATTGGTGAGAAAATCGATGGGTCACTTCCGGCAAGTCGCCGTCTTGAGACAGCGGTCAGTCGCTCCCTTCGCAATCAACTGAAAAACCTTACGCGCCGTGAGAAAATAATGGCGGCAGAAGCGCCGATCAAAGGAACCGTCACAGTCGCGGATGAGGATTATCTCACCAAGATCGTTGACTTTAAACGCGATCCGGCTTTGACACTGGCGCTAACCGATGCTGTCAAATGAGACAGCGTTGATGCGCCCGCCTTGGATCATTTGGAAGACTGGATCAGCTTGGTGCAGGAAAATCCGGCGCGGTCGCCCGTATCGTGATCATGAACCCAAAAGCATGGCAACATTTTCGCAAGAATAAGCAGGTCATTGGTCAGCTTGAAATTCGTCGCGGTACCAATGTCAGTATTTCCACTGATCCTATCGTGTGCGGTCAGGGCAATGAAAAAGCCCGCTATGTCGGTTCCATCTGGAATTTCGACTTCAATGTCTATAACGATGTGTATGTCGCAGATGATGGCACAACGTAAAACCTGCTGCCAGATTACACGATGCTGCTTGCGAGCCGAGGCCAACTGGAAGGCACACGATGCTACGGCATGATCATGGATGAAAAAGCAGCCTTTAAGGCTCTACGCTATTTCTCCAAATCATGGTTGGAAGAAGACCCTACGGTGCGCTGGCTGTTGATGCAGTTCGCCCCACTCGTGGTGCCATATCGTCTCAACGCATCTTTATGTGCAACCGTGGCTTAAGGGAGGTAAGACCAATGAATATTATTGCAAAATCTCCCTTCAAACACCGGATGGATATGTTCAGCCTGGTGAAATGATCAAGCTGAACGATGCAGAAGCCAAAACCCTGATTGTGCGTGGCTTTGCTGAGCCTGCTGGGAAAGCTGCGGCATCTAAACCATCTGAGATCAAAGCCGATGAACCGGATGCCGATATTTTAGCCATCATTGATGCCATTGCGGTGTTGGATGAAAGCGGCTTTGGTAAGGATGGCAAGCCTTTGGTCAAAGCACTGGAAGATGTGCTGGATCGTGGCATCAGCCAAGAGCAGCGTGATCAGGCTTGGAAACACTATGAACAGGACAATGCCTCATGATCCCAAGTTTCAAACAGGCGGTAGATTGGCTGTTTGAGCGTTTTGGTCTGGATGCTGTCTATCGGGTGAATGGTGAGGACATTTCTGTCAAAGTCATTTTGAAATCACCAGATTAAATCGTTGATTTCAGGGAGGCACAAATTCACACGCCCACCAACATGATGGAGGTACGGGTTAAGGATATCGTCAAGCCCGGCGCAGGAGATGAAATCATCCTAGATGGTACGATCTATCGTGTTCAGGGGAAACCTGTTCAAGACACCCATCATCTGGTCTGGAAATTGGAGGTTCTGACATGAGATTACGAGCAGTCATAAACGGTGACCTTGAGAAATATCTGAAAGCCGAATTGCTGGAAGTGGAACAGACTGTGACCGGAGCGATCCGAACAGCCACAGCCGGTCTTAGGAATAGCATACGCGGTCAGGTTACGACAGCCGATCTGGGGCCTCGTCTGGCCAAATCATGGCGTGGTGATGCTTATCCCAAACAAGGCAAAAGCCTGAAAGCTGCTGGTATGGTTTACACCAAAGCTGCAAAGATCATGGAAGGCTTTGAAGAAGGCCAAGTGATCAAGGGTAAAGATGGCTTTTGGTTGGCCATTCCAACCCCCAACGCGCCGAAGAATGTTTTGGGTAAACGTGTGACCCTCGAGAATCTTGAAAAAGCACGTGGGATCAGGCTGCGCTTTGTTTATCGCAAGAATAACCCATCCCTGCTTGTCGCTAAAAACATGCAGGCATCTTACAACCGTAAAACAGGTGATCTGCGTAGCTTTAGAAAAGCCAGTAAATCGGTGCTGAAATCCGGTCGTGGCCTGACATCAGTTGTGATGTTCTGGATGGTGCCGCAAGTCAAAATGCCAAAGCTCACCCGTTTTGATCCGGAGGCCGAGAAATGACACAGGGGCATTCCTGAGCTGGTTGTTAAATATTGGAAAGATTAAACGATGACGTCGAAACGCGAACAGGCCATACAGGGTCTTTTTTTATGCCTGCAAACAAGTTTGTCTGACATCAATGTGCTGAGAAATGAAGTGCTGACCACGGCCATTCCTGAAACCGGACTGGTGGTCTTGCGCGATGGTGATCCCGGAAAGCCTGATATTTTGCTCTCACCACCGCGCTACATTTACAAGCATTGCGCCGATATTGATGTGTTTGTGCAAAACGCCGATACCGCTCAGCGAGAATGCTGGCACGCTTGATGGTGTCATCGGCATTTTAAACCCCGGAAGCCCTGAATTACTGACGAAACCCATTGAAGGTGTCGTCGCAATCAAGGCCGCCACACTGCCTGTCACGCTGGAATATGTGACAGCAAACCAACTCACTTAACCAAACGAATAGAAGAAAACATATGGCTCGCGCTTATGGTTGGAATGCCCGGCTTTTGCTTGGCTTTGAAACAGCATACGGACAGTCGCCAGTAAGCGGCGATTACAACGTGGTTCCGTTCATCTCAAGCTCATTGGATTCTGAGCAAGGCTTGATTGAATCCAGCGTTCTTGGTCTGGGACGTAATCCCACAGCCCCGTTTCAGAATATGATCAATGTGGACGGCGATATTGTTGTGCCCGTTGATCTCCGTAATATCGGATATTGGCTCAAGGCGCTTTTTGGCGCGCCTGCTACAAGTGGCAGTGGCTCTTATGCCCATGACTTTGTCTCCGATGAAGTGAATTTGCCAAGCCTCAGTTTAGAAGTGGGGTTGCCGGATGTACCCGACTATCCGCTTTTTACCGGTGTTCGTGCCAATAGCTGTGCCTTTAACTTTCAGCGCTCCGGTGAAGCGTAAGTCACCATTGGCTTAATTGGTCAGAGTGAAACTCCCGCCAGCAGCGCACGCGATGCCAGCTCGTTGGAAGCTGCTTATAGCCGCTTTTCACAGTTTCATGGATCGATCAAGCGAGTCGGTTCGGCTCTTGTAGCTGCCGCGGCAGCATCGCTTACCTACAGCAATAATCTGGAGAAGATTGAAACCATCCGTGATGACGGCAAGGTTGATGGCGCTGATCCTGACATGAGTTCATTGACGGGATCAATTTCTGTCCGCTACGGCGAGACCACCCTGATGGATTTAGCAAGGTCCGGAACACCGATTGATATTGAGCTGGCCTACACCATTGATGCGGATCGCAAACTGCAGATCACGGCGCATGAGGTCTATTTACCCAAGTCAAAACGCAGCATTAACGGCCCCGGCGAGATTGAAGCCTCCTACGACTTCCAAGACGCAAAAGACGCCAGTCTCGGCAAGATGCTGACCATAACGCTAACCAACGATGTGGAGGATTATCTCTAATGCTTAAATTATCCCTGCCCAAAGAACCATACTGGATTAATGTTGGACTGGATGTTCGTCTGAAAGTCCATCCCTGCACGAGTGCCGTGTTTTATCAGGCGCGTGCCTTCATGAATCAAAAGCTGCAAAAACTGGATGATACTTACCGCGCTGAAAAAGACATTGGCGTTGAACATTTGGAATTGTCCGATCTGGAAGGCAGCAATGTCCGTGAAGCCTTAGCAGAACAATATCTGACCATTGGACTAGCTCGCACCGGGGTTATCGAATGGGAAGGTATTTTGGAAGCGGATGCCGATAGTCCAGTCCCGGTGACCGAACAAAAGATTGAAAAATTATTCGGGACTTATTGGGTCATCGCAGAAACCTTCCGTCAACAATGCACAGGCATGCGGGCTCGTATCCGGTGGCACTCCGGAGACGGGCCAAGATATTGCGGCAACTGTGCCGAACAAGGCCGAGTCTGCGCCCAAGGGCAAAAAGGCGAAACAGGCGAGCGATGCCCATACCGCGAGCACAGCCTAAAAACCTTAGAAGGCTGGCAGGCTTGGGATGTGGCCTGCAAATTGATCACACAAACACACGAACGTTTTTCCCTTGAAACTACCATGCAACTAAGCGCCTCGCTGGACAATGAGCCGCAAGCGATGGCTGAGCTGTTGCCGGAAGTGGCGATGAGAGCGCTTTTGGCAATGAAAGATATGGGCGACAATCATGACAACAACTAAAAAACTATCGATCCGCTTGTCGGCGACCGGTGGGGAGCGGTTGCGCCGTGAGTTTGGCAAGCTGGACAAGGAAGGCCAGCAGGCTTTTCATAAAATCACCCATGTCACCACACCGGCAAGTAGCGGTCTTAAGGCCGTTGATGCCTCTGTCCGAGCATTGAATGTGGTTTTGCGTCAAGCTGCTGGCTTAATTGGTACATACGCAGGTATTCAGGGCATTAGCCGCTCGCTTGGGTGTATCGTCTTGATAAACCGTGAGTTCGAACGCCTGCATGTCAGTTTGAAAACCGTGACAGGCTCGGCGCAAGACACGGATCATGCCTTCAAAATAATTGAGAATTTTACCTCTTCCACGCCGTTTAATGTGGAGCAAATTGCCGAAGCCTTTATCAAGCTGAAAGCCTTGGTGGCTTGATCCGTCTGAAGAAGCGTTGATGTCCTACGGCAATACCGCCTCTGCCATGGGTAAAAACCTGATGCAGTTTGTGGAGACTATTGCCGATGCGACCACGGGTGAATTTGAGCGCCTGAAAGAATTTGGTATCAAGACCAGAACCCAAGGCGAGCAAATCTCTTTTATCTTTCAGAGTGTTACCACCACAGTTGATAAAAACGCAGCAGAAATTGAAAATTATCTGCGCCAGATCGAGAATGTGCAGTTTGCTGGGGCCATGTCCGGGCAAATGAACACACTCGGCGATATTTTCAGCAATATTCAGGACAACTTTTCCAAGCTGGCCCGTGAAGTTGGTGCGGGCGGTCTGAATGATGCCATTCGGAATGTTGCCGCCAGCCTGAAAGAAACCACTGATAGCGGTAAACAGGCAGTGCGTGCCCTTGGCGAGACCTTGGACGGTGTTGTGTGCGTCGCCGTTGACGGGCTTGGTTTTCTGGTTCGCAATGCCAATCTGGCTATCGAAGGTTTAACGGCTCTGCTGATCGCCAGAACGATTGGTGGTGCCATCACAGCCATGAATGTAGCGATGCTTGGCAATGTCGGAGCGATTGTTGGCTTTCGTTTGATGGCCAAAATCTCAGTGGCGGCAGCAGCCAAGATGGTGATTGCCGAAGGTGCTGCCAAATTGGTCACCTTAGCTATGATTGGACTTCGCAACGTCATGTTGTTGCTGGGCGGCCCTACCAGGATTGTCATCATCGCAGGACTGGCGCTCTATAAATTGACGCAAGATCATAATGTAGCCGGAAAAGCCGCCAAAGACCATGTCGCAGAAATGGAGGAGTTGCGCAAGACCGTTCAAAAAACAACGGATGATATTGAAGAGCTAAACACAGCCTCACACAATGAATCCTTGGTGCGGTTGACTGAAAAACTCAACATCGCCCAAGAGAATATCTGCGAGGTCACCAAGCAGCTTAAATATGGCGTGATTGGTGGGTTTTGGGATCAGTTCTCACGCTTTGACAGTGATCTGCAAGCTGAGCTATTTCAGGTGCGAAGAGCTTTCCAGACAGGCAAGATTGCTGTTGAGCAATATCAGAATGCCCTGTGGGCACTGGCCGTTAAATATCCTGACTTCACGGAAAATGCCAAGGAAATCCAAGAACAGGTCTTGGCACTGCAGACAGCAGAACTTGCCGCCAAACGTGCTGGCGAGCAGCTGGATCAGCTGCGCCACGGTGTAACGCAATCGGCAGTGGCGCTAGCCAATCCACAAACATCGGAAGCACCGACACAGTCAACAGTGCCATTCCGATTGAGAGATAAGGAAGAAGAGAAAATCCGCTCCTACATTCAGGAGCTGGAAGCCGAAGAAGCGGCATTGCAACGTGTTATCGTTGCTCGCTCCAGTAAAGGTGCTGCGGTTCAAAACGTCATTGTTTTGAATGAGCAAGAGCAAGCCCTGCGCTGCTTGTGAATTGATTTAACCAATAATCAAAGCGTGGGTGCTTCTGAATATGAGCAGCGCATCCGCAGCCTGATCAGTCGTAAATATGAGCTGGGGAAAGCGGACGCACGTGCGCGAGAAGTAGCAGAGCGCCATGGAGGCACGGTAGAAGAAATCACCCGTATCTTTAATGCCCTGAAATCTGAAACCGAACAGGTCACTCTCAAAGCCATTGAATGGCGAGAGGAAGCCTTGACGGGCTTGAACAAGATTCGCGCTGGTTATGATGAGTTTCAGGCTCAGGTCGAAGATGTCTACCAAAACATGCCGCGCGAAGCACGCGAGAAAGACCTGCAAAGCTCAAAAAATTTGGAAGACGGTCTCAAACGCAGCTTTTGTGATGTTTTAAACTAAGTTGAAGGCATGGCATTGCAAACCGAACGGTTTGTAAAAAATGCCTTCAAAGGCATGGAAGATGCACTGGTTGAGTTTGTGGCCATAGGCAAGCTGGATTTTAAATCCCTTACTGACTCGATCATTGTTGATCTGGTGAGAATACAAATTCGCCAGAGCATCACAACGCCGCTGGCCAATGCCCTTGGGCCGATTGATTTCGGCTCGTTCTTTGGCGCAGCTCACACAGGTGGTGTAATCGACGGCGATGTGCTGGCCAGCAGAAACGTTAATTCAACAGTCTTTGCCGGAGCGCATAAGTTTCATAATGGCGGTGTGATTGGCAATGAAGTACCGATTATTGCCAAGCGCGGTGAAACGGTTTTCACACCGGTTCAGATACGCCTTTTAGGGACTGAGCTTTCTGGGTGTGAGCCGGTCAAGGTTGAGGTGAATGTCCACAATAATGCTGCAGGCGTTCAGGTCAGAACCGAGACCTCGTCGTTACCGGGCGGTGATAGCAGGCTCGATATTATTATCAAACAGATCGAAGGCCAAATGACCAGCAATGTCGCTCGATGGAAAGGATTGACCACAGCCTTGGAGCGGCGTTATGGACTTAATCCTGCAGCGATGAGTTACCGATGATCGCATGGCCAGAAACACTATCATTACCGACTGTTGAGGGATACGACATCCAGCCCGGCGATGCCATCCTTCGTACAGAAATAGAAGCTGGCCCTGCGCGGCAACGCAGGCGCTTTACACAAGTGCCTAGTCGGGTTTCGGTGCGCTGGATTATGCGACGAGATCAGTTTGCGCTATTTGAAGTATGGTATCGCTGGCAAGCCAAGGAAGGCGGTGCGTGGTTCGAAATTGAGCTCTTGAGCGAGCTTGGTCTGTTAACGCAGGAAGCCAGGTTTACACGCCAGTTTCAAACGCAGCTGCTTGACGGCACGCTTTGGGAAATCCGCTCAGAACTGGAAATCCGCGAACGACCTGTTCTGGATGAAGGCTTGTTGAACTTGCTGCTCAGTGAAGATGCTCAAGGGATTATTACGGTCTCTAACAGCCTGTATGTGCTTGTGCATCAGACCCTACCGGCCTCTATTAACCAACAAACAAAAGGAAACTCTTATGACCTTGCAGACCGATCTGCAGGATGCGGTGACGCATGCCCAAACGGACAGCCAGCTCCTGCACAACATTATTCATGGCGATGACCAGACGACCGTTCCGACCGATGGCGGTGATGTCAAAAGCGTTATCAAAGCCATCGGGGATATTGAGGACGGTATTCAGGCCGGGCTGACTGACCTTGGCGTTACAGCTGATCAGCTCAATAACGCTGTCTCGCAGACTGAAACCTATCGTGATGAGGCACAGTCTTCGGCGCAGTCCGCAGTGGATACCGCCAATGCCTTAAATCTGCCGACCAATATCAATGGTCAGGCAGGCAAGCTGCTGGCGATCAAGCAAGCCGAAGATGGCTTTGAGGTCATTGAATCCGTCGGTGTTTTTACGGCCTGCGTGCGGATGGCTCAAAGCTCACCGCCATCACAGGGCAAGTCACCTACAACGTCAATGATTTTGACGCATGGTTCATCACGCTACCGGAGGTGGATTTCAACATTAACGAGAATGGCCACCTCATCATCAATATTTAACGGGGGACAAACGCATGACACAGATTGATTTGGGCAATATCCACATTAATTGGCGCGGAGCCTATAACAGTGCTACAAACTATGTACGTCATGATGCAGTTTCCTATCAGGGCTCAAGCTACATCGCAAAACGTGCTGTTTCTGCCGTCACACCTGTTCAAGGGGATGATTGAGATTTGATGGCAAGCCGTGGCGGATCAGCTGACACAGGAAGGTGATCTGCTCGTTCATAATGGCGCTATTCCGGCGAGATTGGCCCGGGGTGACAATGCCCAAGTATTTCAGATGGTTGGCAATCAGTCAGCTTGGCGAGATCAGTCTCTTGATCCCTCCCGCCAGATTTGGAAATTTGGAAAAGTTAATCGCCATGGAGGCTGGTACACCCGCACCTATGTCATGGTCAATGGCATTATTATTAAAGCCTGCGGCTATGGCGATAATTATTTCAATGGCAATCCAACAGGAAGCCATATTTACATTCCCAACAGTGTTGCCACCGAAAATCCTGACGTTCGTTTCGTCGAGGTGTTCTCTGGGGCTAGCAGCATTACGGCCTGACGGCAAATGGCGAAGTTTGGTAGTGGGGTTATAACAATTACGGTCAGCTGAGCCACGGTGATACAGTCAATCGTGTCATTTCCAAGCGCATTGATTATTTCGTTAATAACAACATTCAAATTGCTCAGATTATTCCGGGACGGCCCAACTACCATGATTATAGTGTAGTTTATTTTCTGACAACTGATGGTTGTCTCTATGCCTGCGGTTATGGCGGAAATGGCAATATTGGAACAGGTACAACCTCGCATCAATATATGCCTGTTCGTTGTGTGGCACTGGAAAATATTGTCGATGTTGGTGTGTCTGGTCTGCCTTACACCATTTATGCCATTGAAAATGATGGCTCTCTTTGGGTCTGGGCTTGGAGATACAGCACAGCGTAGTACGCCAATTTTGAATGCGGCTTTGAATAATGTTGTAAAAGCTGTACCAGCCTGCGGGTATCGTACTGATGTGGCATCACCAACCGGAAGCGGATTTGTTCTGCAGGCTGATGGTTCAATCTGAGCAGCCGAGTATAACGGTCATGGTCAGTTAGGTCAAGGCGATACCACACAGCAAAACACGCCCTTTAAGCCGAGCGGCACATTTCAAGGCAATGTCACCCGTGTGCAGATTGACGGCAGCTCCAGTTATATCGGCTGCATTATCCAAGCAGGAAATGAGCTGTGGGCGGCTGGATATAACGGCAATGACAACCTTGGGCTTGGTCACTCTAATTCGACAAATAACACCTTCAAGCAGATTTTAGGCGTATCCGGCACGATTGCTGGCTGGAATCCGTTTGGCCACGACACCAGCCCGGTTGGGGGCTTGGCATTTTGTACGACGATGGGAGCGTTGATGCCTGCGGGGAGAATAGCTCCTACGGCGAAACTGGCACACGCCACGGTAATTACACGACATTCAAAAACTAACCAACGTGATTTTCTAGGAGGCTTTCATGAATCTTAAATCCTACTTGCATGATCGTGCGCCGAACTTTGCTGAAAGTGAAATAGCGCCAATCCATTTATTTGATGTTAACGGACGCCATTATTATGCCTTTATTATGCCTTTGCAGCGGATATCACTTCGCCATCAGGTGGTAAGGCCGTGAGCGATGAAGAGCTGGACGGTGTATCACCAGCATCGCTCCGGTATGGAAGCAGCAAAATGCGCTGGCTGATCTCTATCTGTTGGGTGGGCGTTCAGAGCTCACCGAAGCAGAGCAGGAAACACTAACAAAAGCGCAAGCGCTGCTGACAGAAATCTCACGATTACGGTCGCGTTCAGATGCTATCGAAGTCTCCTTCTTGGGGGTATTGCGGTGGATTACATCACCGATCAGGCATGGGAGGATGGTGATGCTTGATCCCACGTTAAACGCAGCAATTACCGAAGCCTGTGCCTCTGCGCCCGGTGATATTGTCATTCTTCATACGTTGGAGCTGCGGCATCCGGATTTCAAAGATGACAATGATCAGCCCATTGCTGTGCGTTTGGTGCGGGATCATCAGGACTTAACCGTCAAGCTTGAAGGCACGACGCCACTCAATGCTGATGAATATGTGACCTTTATTGCCATGGGATTTGATCTTGAACTGTCGTCTGTCGACACATCGCCTGTGCCGGAGATTACCGTCACCATTGATAATGTCAGCCGTGAGCTGATCAAACATCTGGATGCTGCGGCTGAAAGCGCAGAAAAGATTGAGATTACATATCGCCCATATTTGAGTAATGACCTGTCCGAACCACAGATGGACCTGCCAATTACGTTGATCTTGAGCGAGGTTGAAGCTGATGTGAGCCATGTTGTCGGACGCACCCGCATGCTGGATATCGGCAATAAAAGCTTCCCGTCAGAAACCTATACTGCCACGCATTTTCCCGGGCTGACGCGTTAACCACCCACAAAAAGGAATACATGATGAATGATACAAGCCAGCAGCCTGATGAGCTGCATTGGGCCTGTCGCCATATCGGTTTGCCATGGCAGGCCGAAGCAAAGGGTCCGGATATTTTTGATTGTTGAAGCCTCGTGGTCTGGGTGCAAAAGCATCACTTTGACCGGGACTTGCCGGATATTCCGGTTGCCGAGAGTGATTTAAAGCGGCTGACTTTGACCTTCCGCGATCACCCGGAGCGCAAACGCTGGCAGCTCACGGACACCCCTGAACAGGATGATGCCATTTTAATACGCCAATCCCGCCATCCTATCCATGTCGGCATCTGGATCACGATCAGCCCAGCTGAACAAGGTGTTTTGCACAGTGTAAAAAGCAATGGCGTGGCGCTTCAGAACATGGCTAGTCTCAAACTCTCAGGCTGGCAAATAGAAGGATTTTATCGGTTTCACGGAGATGCGCCTTAAACCATCTCAATAAATAAGAGGTTCTCATGTTTGCTTGCGTCCACATGCCTCACAATCCATTTATGCCAGCGCGGGGACGCGATATTTTTGCAGTCGATCATCCGCCCACTATTCGCGAATGGCTGGATAAAGTAGGTATTACAGAGTTTGAGCGGTCAACCATTTGTCTGTTCAATGGCGAAGCGGTCCTGCGAGATCAGTGGCGCAAGATCACCATCGGCCTATCTGACATCGTCACCTTTATCACGCCGCCACAAGGTGGCGGCGGTAGGGGTGGCAAGATTTTACGCTCAGTCCTGACCGTCGCGGTGATGGTGGCCGCTCCTTATGCTGGAGCTGCGCTGGCTGGAGCGATTGGTGTTATACTAGCACCGTTGGCGTTGCTTTGGTTACAGCCGGAGTGGCTCTTGCAGAAAGTGCGCTTTTAAATGTGTTGGTGCCGCCGTCAGTGCCATCCACCAGTCTGAATAGCGACTTTAGCAATACGCCTGCGCCAAGCCCGACCTATTCATTGCAAGCCCAAGGCAATCAGGCGCGATTGAGTCAGCCTATTCCAGTCGTCTACGGACGGCATATCGTTTATCCCGATCTGGCCGCAACGCCATATTCGCTTTATCAGAATAACGAACAGTATCTGCATCAGCTGCACTGTGTTTGTCAGGGTGAATATGATCTAGAGCAAATCCGCATTGAAGATACCCCGATCAGCTCATTTGAAGAGATTGACTACGAAATTGTATCACCCGGTGGAACGGTCACACTTTTTGATACGGATGTGGTGACAGCGCCCGAAGTGGCTGGACAGAAGCTGCTGAACACTGGTGATGGCGGGGGCTGGGTTGATCCTTTTGTGGTCAATCCGGCGCAAACCAACTGCCATCAGATCAGTGTTGATATTGTGATGCCACACGGGGTTTATTGCGTCAATGACAGCGGTGTCCTGAATAATCGAACAATCACATGGCAATTCGAAGCTTGCCAGATTGATGATGACGGCACAGCCATTGGATCATGACAAACACTCGGTAGTGAGACGTTTACCGCTGCGACCAACACACCGCAACGCATGACCTTTGATTTATGCTGTGGCTGTTGGGCGTTATGAAGCTCGGGCTCTGAGAGCCGATGCTAAGGATACATCCGCACGCGTCGGGCATGAATTGCGCTGGAGCGGCCTGAAAGCCGTCTTGGATCAAACTCCTGATTCTGGGGATGCGACACTCATCGCCATGAAAATGAGGGCAACGGATAACTTGTCCTAGCGTTCATCACGCATGATGAATTGTCTTGTCACACGCAAGCTGCCTATATGGGGTGCGAACACGGGCTGGTCAGTTCCACAGGCCACACGCTTCATTGCATGGGCTCTACCTGACATCGCCAGCAGCCAATATGGTGGCAAGCTGAACGATAGCCGGATTGATCTGACACAGCCTCAGACGCTGGATGCCAATTGGCAGTCACGCGGTGATTATTTTGATGCGATGTTCGATCAAACCGTCACTGTCTGGGAGGCACTGAGTCGAACGGCGCGTTGTGGTCGAGCGGTCAGTTTCATGCAAAGCGGCACTGTACGTTTTGCCCGGGATGAACAACACTCAGTTCCGGTAACCTTGTTCAGCCCCCGCAATATCGTGAAGAACAACCTCAAAATCCAGTGTCTACTTGCCAGCGACGATACGGCTGACAGCGTGACGGTGGAGTATTTCTCGAAAGAGACATTGCAAACGGCAGAAGAAACCTTAAGCCTGCTCGATAGCAGCAGCGAGCAACCCGCTCGTGTGCGTTTATTTGATTGCACCGAAAAAGCCCAAGCCATTCGCGAGAGCAAATATATGACTGCCGCCAATCGCTATCGCAGACGCTTGGTGACCTTTCAAACCGAGCTGGAAGGCTTGATCCCCACCTATGACGATCTGATTGCGATTGCCCATGATATGCCAAATTGGGGACAAGGTGCAGAGATGATCGCGGCTGATGGCAACATGCTGACTTTATCGAAGCCATTGGAGTGGTCAGAAGAATTAGGTGGTCACTTCATCAGCCTGAGAAAGGCCGATGGCAGTGTTTCCTGGCCTTGGCTAGTGCAGCCGGGTGGAAACGGTCAATCAGATTCTTTTACATGATGATCTGGATTTTACGCTCTATATCGATGAGTTGCAGGAACGCACCCATATCGCCTTCGGTGCGGGTGAGAAATGGAGCACGCTGGCCCGCGTAACGGCTGTTCGACCACACGGTGAACTGGTCGAAATCAGCGTCGTTACTGAAAACCCGATCGTGCATACCGCCGACCAATAGCCCTTAGAAATACAGGAAGAGTAATCATGACCGCTGATAACCATCAGTGGCAGGACGATATGGTGTGCCTGCCACGAACAGAATTTGAATCCCTGCTGGAGCAAGCTGTCTGCCGAGGGGCCAAAAAAGCCCTGAAAGAAGTGGGCTTGGCTGATGAGGAAGCCGCCAACGACATCCGCACGTTGCGCGATCTGGCAGGCTCAATCAAAATCATGCAACGCACCTTTCTGCAAACCGTTGTGCGCTGGTTCACCATCGGTTTGCTTGCGCTGCTGGTGGCAGGCGTTGCCGCCAAACTCGGACCCTTTACCCCCAAATAAACAGGAAAAAAACTATGCTGACGTTACTTGGAAGCCTATTGGGCTTTTTATCATCTGTGTTTTCGGACTTTCTGAAACTCTGACGTGACCATGCCGACCGCAAACATGAGTTGACCATTCTGGATCGTCAGATGGAAGCGCAGCGTCAAGGCCACATCCAGCATCTGGAAGAAATATAGGTACAGGCTGATGTGGCTGAAAGCAAGGCGCTTTATGCCCATGCCAGCCAGTCCAGTGGTGTGAAATGGATGGAGGCTTTGCGGGCATCGGTGCGCTCGGTAATCACCTATGCGTTTTTCATCCTGTTTGCCACTGTTAAGACTGCAGCTTTGTTCAAATTGCTGGATCATGGTGTCGGCATTACCGACTGACTGATTGCCGTATGGAATGCTGA